GTGGGCTCTGGCCTGTCGCGTTACGTTGGCAGCGTGCCTTGGGTGTCTTTTGATAGACGGCACGCGCCTAGTTACTGCTCCGGCGTGTAAGGAAGGCGAACGATGAATTTGAGATCGACACCGATGATTGATTGTGTGTCATAGATCACGTACTTGTATCGGCGTGAGTCTTTGATTGCAGCGTTGGTGTGGGATTGGGTGACGACGCGCTGCGCAATTCCGATGCCGTGGTTGCGGAAAACGGCATCGAATTCTTGCAGCTGCTCTTCGGTGACGTGCATGCCAAGATGGCTGACTGCAGATTCGCCGCTCTCGACACGGTGATACATCCAGTTCGGCCCATCGCAGTAATGGAGCACTTCCAACTCCAGCGGCTTGAATCCTGCAGGCGCCAGCTCCAGGCCATCGGCTTCCTTGACAAATTCGCCGTTTCCGGCTTGGTAGTTGAACGAGAGGTTGGCCTCATTCTCGCCAGCCTCGCCGAACACTTCACCGGCAGCGACGACCGTGTCATGGACCCAGGCCGATAGTCCAAGGTCGGAGAGGAGTGCGCGTGCTTGCACCGGGTTGACGGGATACAGCGCGACTTGTTCGATTTTGAATTGCGGCATCTTCTATTTGCCTATGGAGTTGTGAAAGTTAGAAATCAGCCGCTGGTGGTGGCGTGCACGAGCGGTGGCGGATCACCCAGTTCAGGCGCGGCGTCCAGAGCCTCATCGAGTTCGATCATTGCAGTTGTCAGGTGGTGCATCATCGACGTTGGCGACTGCATATGGCCATCTTCGTTCAACGACTGGACGAAGCGCAAGAGGACTTCCGCAGCAGGCTCGTCGGCCTGGCACAGGTCCGTAACTGCTTCTCGCAGTTCCTTTTCCATGTTACTTCCCGAAAGGAATGTCACAACCGGACATGAACTTGGATTGTCCAGATGTGACGAGGTTGGCGATGAACTCTGCGACGGCTCCCGGCTCCGACTCCAGGCCGTGCATCAGGGCCTTCTTCTGATACTCAGCGGCGTATTCAGGCGTCCAGCCACGAACATTGCAGACGTTCTCCTCAATCTGCTTGCTCATTTCGGTGCCTCGCAATTTGTTTGGCGAGACGCTGAAAACGGTGATGCCGTACTTCGGCGTTAGCTCGTGCGCCATCTGCTTCGTAGCCATCAACGCAGCGGCCTTGGACATGTTGTATGCCAGGCTGGACGTCATCGGGATGTGCGCAGCGTTGCTGACGATGTTGATGACCGTGCCGCGCGCCTTCTTCAGTGCAGGCAAACAGGCCTGAGTCATGTACACCATGCCGAACGCGTTGACGTCCATCAGATGCTCAAGCGATTCGCTGCTGACCTCCTCGAACCACTCATTGTGGTTGATGCCTGCGCAGTTGACGAGCAGGTCAAGCTCTGACAACGCTTTTAACCACTCAGACGGTCTGACTACGTCATCGGAGCGTTTCTTGTCGTACGACATAGCGCCCCAGCCCTTAGATACCAAAGCCGCCAGAATGGCACGCCCAAGACCGCTTGATCCGCCAGTTACGATTGCCTGCATCACGCATCCTCCAGTCGGATGCTGTGATCGTACACCAGGTTCTCAACCATCGCGCCATACACAATCATGTCGCGGATCGAATCTTGATGCGTCAGGTCCGAGTTGACGAAGCGCGTCAACTTGACAATCATCAACTCGAATAGATGGAAGATGTGGAAGTCATCCGCGCTGTTGAGGTTCACGCCGTCCGGAAACAGCGCCTCCATCACACGCCCGACCTTAACAGCGTTGTCGCGGTACTTTGCGTTGCGGTCATCAAACGTCATTGCGGCGTGTTCGAGGATACAAGCCACAGGGTGACGAGGAGGAGCTTCAGGCTCTGTGTCGGGTGAGACGACGCGCAGCGATTGCAACGCCTCCTGCAACGCCTCCTCCAACCCCTCGGCAGTAAACGGCCGGTCCATCATAATGCCGGTTGGAGATTGCAGCGCCTCCTCCATGGCATCAGATGTCGCCTGAATGTACTCGTGCACCTGAGCCGGGAAATATCCATGCTCGTTGACGATGGCGGCGTTGAGGCCAAGCTCACGGTACATGTTGATGATGTCCAGGCGATCATCGTATGCCGCGATGACCTTCTTGCCAGTCTCGCGTTCGAACGCGCGCATGTGGTTGACGAACTCACGCTTGATGTCCACAGCGCTGCGACCATCGTTGTCTTTGCGCATCAGGATCATGAAGTCTTGAACCGGCGCAATCTTGAAATGGTTGCTGACCCATTTGGCCGTCTTCTCAGCAACGTTGAACGGGCGGGCAGTCGTGAACGTGATGAAGTCGCCGTCCACAATGTGCTTTTCGAGAAGGCGCGCGCCGTGCTCCATCAGCGGATCATCGCCGCAGCCGTCATGGTAGTGCTGATAGTCTTCAAACTTGCTGGCGCCTTCAGGAATGCGCCCGCGACGCCAGATGTCGTTGCTGACGCAGCCGTCAAGATCGAACATGACGACGTTGTCGGTCATGTTGCGCTGCGTCGGCTTTCCGAGTTGCATCGTTTCTTTGATGACTCGTTCGCGGTGCTCTGCGAATGCTTGTTGATAATCCATTCTCACATGCTCCTTCCGTTTTTTGCTACTGGGTTGGCTTGGGCGATTGCGTCCGCAGACCAAAAGGATAACCGCAGCGACTCCTTTTCCAGGGACAAGTCCATCCATGGGCGATAGTGCGGGCATTGGTACGTCGGGCCGATGTGATCGCCGTCAAGACGCTTCCCATCATCCTGCAATTTGCCGCCCCAACGAGGGAATGCGCACTGGCCCGTTGCGACGCAGGCAACCTGCAGGAGCGGATCGGCCCAAGGATGGACTTTCAACACTTCCTCGCGCATCAGGCGAAACGCCTTTTGGTATTCGCCTTGCGTCCGTGCACAGAGACGAACCTTGGCCATGTCCGACAGCGTGCGCAGATTGAACTTTGCATCGATAGCCGTGGGCATGTTCGTCGGCAGGATCGAACGCGCATCTTGGAGTTCTGCCCCCATCGCAATCAGCTTCTGATAGCTCGCGTCGATATCGGCCAGTGCGTCATGGAACACCTCAGCAAAAGGCGTCACCGCACCGTCCTTGATCAGAGGATTGAATGCATCCGGTATCACCGAATCCATTGCGTCTACCTCCAGTGCGCGGCTCGTCTCCTGCTGATACGCGCCCGTGCGCGTCCGAACCAACTGGTGTGTGAAGTTCTTGGACACCCCTTCGATGTGAAAGATGTAGTCCACGAACTCGAATGGCGACTTGATCGTATCAAGCATGTACTTGAAGTGCTCATAGCGCTCTGCCTCCGACATTTCAGCCGCAGTCTTGCCGCGCATGCGCGTGGTCTTGGTATCGACCAGCAATTCAAGCGCGTCCGGTGTGTAACGCTTCAGTGTGACTTTCACTTTCTATCCTTTCTGTTGGAGGAGGTAATTCTAGCACCCTCCTCTGTGCAACGGTTACAGACCGACTTCGCTGATGAAGTCTGCCAGCCAAGCCAACTCGGATGACGTCGAAGTGCCGTTGATGACGTTGCTCGCAAGAATGGACACGACCTTCTCCAATCGATGGAGGCGCTCAAGCACCGACAGCGGTTCAGGCTTGGGCAGCGGCAGCGTATCTTTGAAGGTGTCCAGACGGAACTGGATGTGGTTGTAGTTCAACCCTTCGATGTTGAGCTCAGCCTTGGCCTGCTCCACGATCTGCTCGATGGACTCACCGCGCTTGTACACGCGGCCGTGCAGCCAGTTGTTCAGAATGAAGTCCTCGCGCATGTTCAGGCGTCGGGCCTCTGCGCGCTTCGCGGCGTTGACTGCGCCGTTCAGTTGCTCCGTGGCTGTGCTCATTCTTTCTTCTCCTTTCTGCTGTTGTTGACTGGCATAGAATGTACCAATCGGTTGGTGAGTCATGTCTCGATTTGTGCGGTACACGTACGGCTCCTTAATCAAGGTTGCGATAGTACGCGTTTCGCTCGTCTTCTTCTCGCTCGTATTTGAGGATTCCGTGGAACCACTCTGGTGTATCCACAATGCCGCGATCACGCGTATTGTTTGCGGCCCAACGCTGGACGGCAAGACCAACACTTGCTGCGGTAGGCTTGTTGGTGATGCCGAGCCTCGCCAAACATCCGACATAGATTTGATGAGCGCGCGCCGACGAAACGCCATACTTGGCTCCGAGTTGGTCAAAGGTCAGGCCCTCGGCCAAGTGCTCCAGAGCCAACTTGAATTCTCTTTCCCGCCTTGTCATTTCTTTCTCACTTTCTCTGTACCTGGCACAATCATAATTGACTATGCCAGGTACAGCACGACATTAATTCAATTCAACGTACTGGTACAGATCGTGCCGAGCTCAATCATTTTGATCACGAAATCGCTTGTTTGCACGATCCAGGGCGCGCTGCGTTCTGCAGCTGTTGCATCGTCTCGAAGTTTTCAACGACAGAGTTCGTCGGAATTCCACAGTTGAATGTGGTGATGAGAAGCTTGAACATCAAAAGTCTCCTTGGGCCACCTGGAAGCAAGGAACGCCCTCGCCGCGCCACATGTCCACGACCTTGTTGCGATCATCGAACACGGCACAGACACGATTGCGCTCTTGCTTTGTCATGAGGTTGAGCCACTTGCGCTTCAACTGCTCATCGGGCGTATAGTCGCCTTCCGAACGCATCTTGAGCATCTGCTCCAGCTTGATCAGCGGGATGCGCGTATAAGTGTGCAGCCACATCATGGTTTTGCCACGCACGCTGTCCTCGCGAGCGCTCCAGATGCGAACGTCGCAGCCCACTGAATACAGCTGAAGCATGGTGCCGATCACAGGCCAGTTGGGCTGGTCGCGGTCGCATGCCTCATAGAATGCCTTCCAGTTCGCTTCCCAACCGCGAACGTTTCCGACCGGCCTGGTGACAAAGTGGCGGCGATGCTCGATCAGGGCCAACGTCCCATCCAGATCAAAGATGTACAGAGGGTATTGGCCGGTGCCTTCGGTGAAGATCATTTGTGCAAGTCCTATCTGTCTGCCGCGCACGCGTAGGTGGCGACGATTTCAAAAAGAGAGCCTTTCTCAATCGGCTCTCCGTGTGGCTGGAGCGGACCATCGGCGAGAACCGCGCCACCGCCAAACACAGTCATGTGCATCTTGGAGAAAGCACGCGGCGTGGAGCACTTGATGTTCACCACTGCCTCGATTGCGTCCGCTCCACCGTGATACTCAGGGTGCGCGAAATCGAATCTTACTCCAGCAATTGTGGCGTTGCCTTGATGGTGCACGCGCCGTTCAACGCTCACTTTGGTTTCGCCATCTACAGAGTGGCCGATGTACCGCCATGACTTCCCGGCCTCTGCAGCCCACTCTGGAACGGGTTGGGCGATGGCGTTCAAACTCAACGTCGCAAGCGCGACGACCAACAGCAAGCGTTTCATGATCTTCTCCCAGGGCTCAGCGACTCGCTAGAACCAGTTCACGCCCATAGGTCGAAGACTCCATGAGCCGTTGCACAATGTCGATATCCTTCACCACATCGTCCAGAAGGATGTTGCGCCACGTGGCAAAACGGCCAATGCTGAACACGTTGAAATCGCGCGTCAGCTCGTACAAAATCGCCTCGCGCTGCTGGCGCGGAATATCGACAATCTTGCCATACTTCTGATCGACACGCTCAATTTCCTCCAAATCAGTGTACGCGTCAAGTCCGAAGGCAGCGCAGATTTTGTCAAATTCTGGGATTTCCGGATACTTCCAGCCGAATGTGAATGGACACTCCTTCATCTGCTCAACGATAAGCAGATCGCCTGTGATGCTGGCGCGGAACGTACGAAGGTCCAACTCAGGGAAATAGATGGTCTGGAACACATCCGTGCCAGGCGGCAGGCGGAATCGGCGGACCTCGATGGGGCTTGCGCTGAAGTCGCAGGCCGGAGCCGTTAAGCCGCAGGCCTTCATGATCGCTGGCAGCGGCGCAGTGCTGACGAACTTGTGTTCGTTCTGATTGCGGATGATCGAATCAGCGTGCATTTTGGCGCCCCACTTAATCCGATCCGCGTGCCTGTCCGTAAGGCGCTCATAGAAGTCTTCCGGAGCAATGTAGCGCGGTGCCGTGTCGAGACTCCAGATGGAGCGGTCGCCAGCGATGCGGCCGGTGACCTTGCGCGCATACGAATTGGCAAACATCGGGTTGCATTCTGCATAGTGTCGCCCTTCCCAGTAGATGCCCTTGCGCACCCGTACCTCGCGAAACGGGATGCCGGTCAATCGCGACACCGAATCGTCACGGAATCGGAGCAGCGCCTTGTGGTTCTCTTGCCTCTTCCCGGCTTCGTAAATGTCCGCATCCTGAATCTTGCATGCGGTGATCAGGCCAGCAAGTCCGGCCCCAACGATGATGGTTTTCGCCATTTTGACTGTACGTTTGTGATGGGCAAAGAAAAGCCCGGTGGTCAACCGGGCTCATTGTAGCGCGCTCTCGTGGCGAGAGTTATTCAGCGTCGGCAGGTTCGGGCTGAATCGCCACGAAGTCCAGGTGGCCGCGCTCTTCCAGCTTGCTCAGATACGAGCGCACCGACGCGCCATACAGGAAAGGCTTGCAGGACTTGGCCAGGTCTTCGATGGCGATGGTGTCGCCGACTTGGTAGTTCTCCTTGATGTGCTGGAGTACCTTGCCACGCGTGCTCACCGCCTGCGGGTTGCTGAAGCCGTTGCCGGTGTAGTTGACGTGCGTGGCCTTGTCGCGGCGCTCGCCGCTGATCTTCGTGGCCTCCTTGCGCTCCTCGATGAGGCGTGCGCGCTCGGCAACGGTGGCCTTGCGGGCTTCCTTCAGCGCGGCCTTGGCAGCTTCCTTCTCTGCGGCCTTCTGGGCAGCTTCCTCGGCACGAGCGGCTTTGGCGGCTTCCTTCGCAGCTTCACGTTCAGCCTTCTTCGCTTCCGATTCCTGCTCACGAGCGGCGGCGCGTTCAGCCTTCTTCGCTTCCTTCTCTTGCTCGCGCTGCGCAGCCTTCTCGGCTCGCTCGGCTTCCTTTTGCGCATTCTTCGATTCGCGCTCAGATTGCTTTGCGGATTTCTCGGCTTCCTTCGCAGCAGCCTTTTCCGCGCGCTCTTTCTCTTTTGCCTCACGCTTGGCCACGCGCTCGGCTTCCTTCGCAGCCTTTTCCGCTTCCTTGGCGGCAGCAGCCCTCTCGGCCTCCGTCAGTTCCGGCTTCGGATTGTGTTGCGTGTGAACTTCTGCGTAGTGGCCGTGTTCGTGGTGCGCGTGCGACATATGATCTTCTCCTGAATGGTTGACTTTCGACAAATGGTCAACGACAAAACGCCGTCGGTGCAGTAATTTTACCTGCGCCCGTCAGCGTTGTAGTGTTCAGTCGGCTTCTCTTTGCCGCGTCTCTTCTTTCCTCCTCAGTGTATTGTACGGGTTCACTGTAAACTGTCCGAAAAGCAACATCCACATCGTCCAGAGCATCACGTCACAACTCCCATTCCATCAGCTTGCACAGGTCTTGGATCAGACCATCGACGAATTCATTGGTGAACTCATCGGAAAGGTCGCGGGTGAATTCTCTGTCCGCCTTCTGTTGAATGAACTGACGGGCCTTCACCTTTCGTTCATGCCGCTGCGCCTCTTGAATCGTGTCAAAGAGCGCAGCAGGATCAAGGTGGCTGGAGAACTTTCTGTGTTCTTGTATTGACATGATCACTCGACAATCGCGTCATGCTCACGTTCAACCCACTCTCGAATTTCCTTGGCGAGTTCCGGCTTCTCTGATTCGACTTCAAGCGCATACGCAAGCATGGCAGCGCGCGATGCTCGACCGTGCCAGTTATCCTTGGCAGGGCGCAGAACGAAGTATTTCATTTCAAGACCAGGCATTTGATCACCTATAGTTGTCACGGATTGACGGTTTTACTTCAGCCAACTCAATGGCTTGAACCTTAACACGGATGCTGTATCCCTTATTACCTCCTCGTGATGCTGTTGTGGTTTCGATTGAAGTAACCGCAAATTTCTTGCCAATGAAATCAAATGTGCGTTTGCTCGCTGTCGAGATATAGCCGATGCCGGTAGGGAGCTCATCCAGCCAGCATTCGAATTCGATGTGCGCAGGAATCAATCTGCCGATCATGTTGGTCACCGACGATAGATGCGCAAATTGTTGATTGCGCGGGTGTAGGCGGTGTACATCAGCTTTGCATAATCGCCCATCGGCTCCTCGATGACCAGGACTTTATCCCATTCACTGCCCTGGCTCTTATGTACGGTGCAGCAATAGCCGAAATCGAACCCGCCGATGCCCTTGAGTGCTTCCTTCCGGATGTCTAAATCGTGGCTGAACGACAACGGATTAAACATCATCCGGCGTTCGCGGCCATCCGTGAGCGAGCGCAAGCGGATGTAGATCATTTCATCCGCCAACTCATCCTCGATGTCGCGTACGGAATCAGGGATGTCCTCATAGCCAATGACGATGCCCTGCTCACCGTTCATGAAATTGTAGGTGTGCTGGTTGAACATACACATAACCTTCTCACCCGGCATCGGCAATTGATCCTTGTATCCCAGCGCCTCGCGGATCGCTTGATTGGTACCCACACGAGTATTGTTGTATGAGCAAAGAATCTGGGAATCGTCGGCAACGTGCGACAGCAATTCGTCCAACGGCGGAACGCCTGAGCGAACCTGCACATCGTTATACTCACGCAGCGGCAAGCGCTTGCCCTGCCGGACGAAGGATGCGCCGCGAATGATATTGGAATCACCCTTTTGGCGCTCG